TGGACGACATGGAAATATACGTTAGGGAGTTTCAGTGACACAAGAACAAAAAATTATGATGATTGGGTTGCTCTCATTCGCACCTGTATATTTGTTAGTTACATGGTCACTAACGCTTTTATTGTATCTGGAGTATTGAGGCACTGGAATGATGTACCAAGTGAATTACATGAAACCCAAGAAAAAGGGTTATGCAAAACAGAAAGCAACCTTTCTTAAAATTGAAGATGCTGTATTCTGGGAAGAACATGTAAAGAAAAACCTAGGAGCAGTGGACACTCAGATTACTGTCCACTAATCTCCCACAGACCACCAATCCCGTGTATATTAACAGAGTCAAACAAATGAGTGACATGAGTTACACCCTGGAACAGTTCGAGCAAGACAAGCAAACACTTTTGAACTTGATTGCTGAATGTGAGGAACTTGAGAAGCGTGAACTTGAGAAGCGTGAAAACTCCGACGAGTTCTTTATTCAGTGTGACGAATTTGCCCAAGATAAGTACACTGTTTAATGAGTAGTGTTGCCCGATATGGTCTAACAGGGATTCTTGTTATTCTTGCACTATCAAGTTATCTTAAGTTCTTAGCAGAACGAGACCAGAAAATGTTTGATTACTACAGTAGTCAAAGAGTTTGCGAATCTTTTACATTTCACCCTGATTGCAGAAAATGAATTTTCCCACCTCCACTGTCAACGTCCTTCCTCATTTACAGGAGTTGCGTAAAGTTTGGAAGCAACAAGATTTCCGCTTCACTAAAGAACAACAAGAAGAATACGATATTTTGTTACAAGCAAGAAAAGAACGAGTTAAGTTCTTTTATGAATCAAATCGTGTGCAAGTTGGTCCTAAAATTGTTAAGAAAGTAGAGGAAACTCCAGAAGAAGATTGATTGTTACGGTTTTGTAACAGGGATTGACACCTCAACTTATTTACATTATACTAAACTCGATAAAATCAAACTACATCATGACTGTCACTATTGAAGCGAAAACTGCTCCAAGAATTGATATTTGTCAGGCACTGGCGAATCGTATTCTTATGGGAGAATTTGATTCTACTGAACTTGAGGATCTTTCCTCAATCATGGATCTCATTTTTCTTCAGATTCGTGAGCAAAATATCATGGAACACATTCGTTCCATTGCAGATAAAGTTGATGAAGTAAATGGTGATTTGAAAAATACTGATCCTGTCCTCATCTGGGAGGAAGCAGGTGAAGATGGAGATGATATTGGTGGTGATGGTAATCACACTAGAATGGGATTGTCTGCTTCAAAATATGCTGACAAGATCAAAACTCGTCGAATTCCTAAAAAAATCTGGCAAGATCTTGACATCACCACAGAAGAAATGGTGATGATTGGAACAATTCTCAATAAAGCAAGTGAAAAAGTAAAAGAGTGCAACAGCATCGGTACTCTCATTAAACAACTTAAGGAGTATAAATCTCTTGGTTATGAATTTGATTCTTCTTACTGTCATGACGCATTGAAAGCATTTGGTATTGATACCAAAAAGAAACGCGATACTATTATCAAAAAAGCAAAAGAAGACTATCTTAAAGATGCGGCATCTGCTGCCGGTCAAAAAGTTAAACAGTATGGACAAGGTGCATCTGATACTAATAATGACGAACTGAAATCTAAAGTTGAACGTCTTCGTGATACTAAAACGATGGTTGTCAGTGGGTCAACTGGTTCTACAAAAAACTTAGAATACAAAGTTATTGGTGAAATTATTGATAAGGAAGTAAACACAGGTAAGCACAAAATTGCCCTGGTTCTTTATCATAACTCTTTTGAAAATAAGGAAAACTGGGAATCTGATGAGGGTTCAGCATTTATGAAACGATTGAACACTTATCTGTCTATGTTACAACCCGTCAAGGTCAAACTTGATGATGGTGGAGTTATCGAGTACAACTATAAAGCAGAGGTTTATATCATGGACTTCCTGGAAGATGATGGACGACAGAACATCAAAACCGACTGATGTGCCAGTGACCTAAACCGTCCACTACCCCTTGACTTTCGGGTCAGGGGGTTTTATATTATATTCATCAACGGAACACGAATGACCATCACCCTTCGCCCGCATCAGGAACGCATCATTGATCGTCTGAAGAAGTATGATAAAGGTTCTATCATTGTTCCAACTGGTGGTGGTAAAACTCTGACGATGATTGTTGACACCAAGCGTCGTCATGATTCTATCAACAATGGCACCACCACAGTTGTTGTAGCCCCCCGTATTCTTCTTGCTGAACAACTTTGTTCTGAATTTATGGAGGTCATTGATCCTAACAACAGTGACCCATATCTTCATGTGATTCATGTTCACAGTGGAGAAACTCACTTTGCTAGCACTACCAAAGCAGAAAAGATTCATCTTTATGCTAACTGTGCTCGCAGTGTGGGCGAGAATGTTATCATCTTTACTACCTACAATTCACTCCATCGTGTTATGGAAGCAGATATTGAGGTGAATACGATTTACTTTGATGAGGCACATAATAGTGTCAAACGCAATTTCTTCCCTGCTACAGAGCATTTTAGCGAGGTCTCAGAGCGTTCCTACTTCTACACTGCAACCCCTAAACATTCTCTCACAGTGAAGAAACCTGGCATGAATTGGGGTCATGTTTATGGTCAAGTTCTTGTCAATGTTCCTGCTCCTGAGTTGGTTGAAGGTGGTTACATTCTTCCTCCCAAAGTTGTAGTGAAGCAACTGCCTTTGGTGAAAGGTCGTAAGGTCATGTATGCTGAGGATTCTGACAATCTTCTGGAAACTATTGATGACAACAATATCGACAAGACTCTGATTTGTGCTCGTACCACAAAGCAGATTGTTGGTCTTATTTCTCAATCTGACTTTTGTATGCAACTCGCTGACCGTGGCTATTCTTGGATGACAATCACATCGAAGACTGGCGCAATCATCGACGGTCAGAAAGTCAACCGCGAAGAGTTCTTCAACACGTTGAACACTTGGGGCAAAGATCCTGAGAAGAAGTTTGTTGTTATTCACCACTCTATTCTGTCTGAAGGTATCAACGTCAGTGGACTTGAGGCAGTTATCTTCATGCGTAACATGGACTACATTGGTATTTCTCAAAGTATTGGACGAGTTATCAGACTTGGCAGCACTGAAAAGACCTTTGGTTTAGTTTGTATTCCAACTTATGACACTGTGGGTATCTCTACTGCTAAAAAAGTCCAAGCAGTTGTTGATGTTGTGTTCAATCAAGGTCTCCCCGCTGTATCTGAAATCCGCCGATGAGTAAGTTCCTGGGGTTAGCAACTGTAATCAAATCTGTTCAGGCAGAGTATCAACAACTGGTCGCTCAGGGTAACACCAAAGCGACCAAACAGATTGAGACAATGGTTGGTGCTGGTATTTGGTATCTACCGACAGGACAGAAAGAAAAACTATTGTGGACAGGATGGCAATCAAAAGAATCAATCAGACTCAACGAATGTAGTGAGGAACATATCAATCCTCGCAAACTACAAGCAACAAAATTGTTGTTACTTGATTGGTCTGATATTGATGACCCCGAACAATATCTGAAAGACCTTTACTATGAGAAACTTGGGAAGTTTCATAAAGTATCAAAGAGAGAGAATAAAAAACTTGTTCCTTATCAGAAAGCAGGAGTTTTTACCACCTGGGAAGATGCTTATGCTAAAGTAGGAATTGAACTTGTTTATGTGAGAGACTGATGAAAATAGAACAACAAAAGAGTGACATTCTTGACCCTAATCCTGTAGAGCAAGGATTTATGGTTGGCAAATATGAAGACCCATTGTGTTATGCTGCTGTACCTGTCATGGGAAGTACAACACAACTGGCAATCATACATCAGGGAAGTGTTATCAAGTATTGTAGAAATCGACAATCTGCAATAAACTTTATAGACCGACACAAAAGGAAAAAGTCCGTAGCACGTCTGCCTGTGTGACAGTTGGTTGAAGTGGCCACTACCCCTTGACCTGGCAGTCAGATCCGTGTATTATTACTAGGTAATCAATCAAAGGGCAATGACCGTCTCTCCTCTCTTCCGTAAGCAGATCAGATCTGTGCTGAAGAGAATCTCCAACAACAAAAAGAGTCTGGTCCCTGACACTCAGAACACTGATCAAAACTCTGGTCAGACTTTTGAGGCGCTTGTTCTCGATGATCTGATCTTCGAGTTTGCTCTGGTTGAGGTGGAGAATCTTACCACTTCACAGAAGAAAAAGATTCACCCCAAAGCAACACCTAAGTGCCGAGTCTTTCGTGGTGCTTGTGAGGATGGCAAGACTGTTTATGTTCTTGATCTTCCCAAAAGCACTCCTGACTTCATCGTGGTTCACCCTGATGAGATTAAATTTATTGAATGTAAATCTATTTTCTCTGGATCAAAGACTCCCAAATTCAATGCCGGTCTGAATGATCCACAGAAAGTTAGAATGACTATCTATTTGACTTACAAGGCAGATGGTAATGTGATTATCATGCGTCATGGTGAGCAAATTATCAGTGATGAAGAGGCAAAAGCACTCCAAGAGTATTCTAAACTGATGGAAGAGTATTCTAATACTCTCAAGAAACAGTTTGGATCTAAACTTGGCAACATCAAACCAGAATATGCTAAGCGATTCGAGCACACTGATGCTGACCTCTGGGAGTATTCAGAATCTCTTGAAGAGCAAGCACTCAATCTGTTTGATAAATAAACTCTAATCAAGCGAAGACGGGGGAGTTCATCTCCCCCAGGTAGTTTGATTTTACTGTTCAATCAAGAAAGTAAACCAATGAAAACCAAAAACTTTGACGATTGCTGCGGCATCGTCCCATATTCCTTTGAGGAATTCTTAAAACTCAAAACTTGTCCCGTACAGCGTAATCACATTAAACGCGCTCGCGACAACAAAACAAAAGAGAAATTACAAACTTTACTTCCTCAGCATACATTTATTGCTAGTGCTGAGTTGACTCAAGACTCATATGATCCTATCAATGGTGAGACATATAAGGCAGGAACTGTATTCATAGTTGATTCGCATACTCGACGAGAGTTTTGGAAACTCGGTGAATCTGATGCTGTACCAGAAAAACTAACATCGCAGCATTACAAGGTAGAGTCTATTGCTGCTCTCCGTGATCTTTATTATACTTTTGACAACACTACAAACACTGAAAAGTCAGCAGATCTAGCATATGGTGCTGCTCGCTATCTTGGTGTTGAATTTAAGAATCATAAACTGTATCAGGTTACCGGATTAACTTGGGGAGCACATTTCTATTCAAAGCAACAGTTTCCTAAAACTAGTGGTTATGATGGTGACAAACTAATTGATGTAATCAAAGAGTTCACTGATGAACTTAAGTTTCTTGATTCATTTATTTGGGATAAGAAGATTGACATTCCTCACCCATTGAGATCTGCCGCTATCTTGTTCTTGAAGAAACGTAATGATACATATTCTCGCAAGATTGTACAACGTGTCTTCCAAGATGAGTTTGCTGCTAAAGATGAAAGCAGACGACTTGATGCTGTCACGCACATTCTAGAGTGGTTAAAAGACAAAAATGCTGATTTTGCAGCAAACTTCAAGACTATTCCTGTTCTCACTGAGAAGTTTTTGTACTGGCTGAATCAGGCATACCTGGAAGATACTACAGGCAAAGAACGTCTGGAGAAGAAAGGTGTCTCTTCTGGTATACTTGACATGTATGCTAGAATCTCTAAATTAGACTTTGATGATGAAGATTGATGTTTGATATCCTGACTGGTAATTGTCAAGAGGTTCTCTCCACTTACGGGGAGAACTTTTTTCATTCGTGTATCACTGATCCTCCCTACGGTTTAAACATTGTGGGAGAAGAATGGGATCATTCTGTTCCTGATGTTGACATCTGGCGTGAGGTGTTTCGTACACTTCGCCCAGGTGCTTTTTGTCTTGCATTCTGTTCTCCTGAACTTTATCATCGCTTAGCATGTAATGTAGAAGATGCTGGTTTTGTTATTAAAGATCAGATCATGTGGATGACTACAACCAAGATGGCAAAGCACAATAGATTGAAACCTGCTCATGAACCGATTGTTGTAGCACAGAAACCATACAAAGGTTCTCTCCAGAAGAACTTTGAAGAGTGGGGATGTGGTCTGATTGATGTAGAGAATACCCGCGTACCTTGGGATGGTAAACCACCAACAGGATGGATAAAAGGTGGATCTAAGCGTAGAGTATTTGGTGGTATTCAGAACAAAGCATGTGATCTTATTACAAGAGAAGAGGTCTGGATTGATCCATCTACAAATGAACCAATCAAAAAAGAATTGACTGGTGCTAATGATGCTGGCCGTTATCCAATGAATATCATTGGAGAGGTTGAAACTGCTCATCAAAAGTATTTCTATGCTCCACGGGCAAATAGAAAAGAAAAGGGAGAAGATAATGACCATCCTACAGTCAAACCCGTGGATTTGATGGCATATCTTATCAAGATCTATTCTCCGCATAATTCTACGGTCCTTGACCCGTTCTGTGGTAGTGGCAGCACTGGAGTCGCAGCAATTCAAGAAAGTAGAAACTTTGTGGGGATAGATCTTAGCGAACACTATAAAGAAATCGCAATGCGACGGTGTGCAGCCGCCAAACCGTCCACTATCGCTTGCAATCCGCTTGAAAATGCTCTATCTTAAGAGCATGAAAAATACGCACTTGCAACACCCCGAAGATTCTATCCTTTCGGGTGATCTTAATGTCCTTGATTGGTTCCTCGAAGAGGGTGATCTTTCTGTCAAAATTGATGGCGCTCCTGCTATTGTTTGGGGCACTAATCCTGCGACTGGCAATTTCTTTGTCGGCACAAAATCTGTCTTCAATAAAGTAAAGATTAAAATCAATGAAACGCATGATGACATTGATCGCAATCATTCTGGGGTTGTTGCTAACATACTACACCATTGTTTTGATTGCCTTCCTAGTTTCGACGGAATTGTTCAAGGTGATTTTATTGGGTTTGGTGATGATGATACTTTTTGCCCCAATACGATTACTTACATCTTTGATGAAATAATCGAACAGAACATTATCATTGCACCTCACACGTTTTATGATACTGTGACGGGTGAACTTAAGGATGCTTTTGTCACTGACAAATCTTATCCTTTCGATGACACTGAGACTTGTAAGTTTGTCCAACCTGACGCATGGCAAGTTGATGAAGATTTTGATGAGATTGTTGGTTTCGCACGTCAAATGTCAACGCTGTGTGAGTTTATGAGTGACAAGCAATCACAGCAGATTCAGCAACAACTTAACAGTGTGATTCGTGCTGGTTTGGATATTGATGAACTGACGCTAGAAGCACTGGCATTTGTCAATAAAATTGATGTAAATGTGTTGCGCTTGTGGTCATTGGTCAAGTCAATCAAGGATGACATGTTGTACCTGATGCGAAACAATGGCCCTAAAGCATACATTGGCAACCGTCAATGTGGCGGCGAAGGTTATGTTCGCGTGAATGATTATGGTATGTTCAAACTTGTCAACCGAGAGCAATTCTCTCACGCAAACTTTAACAATGGTCGTTTTGCATGTGCCAACTGATGAACACTTTCACTATTGATGATCAACTGGTAATGTTAATTGATCGTTTGAATAATGCGATCAATGTTTGTTACGAAGCACCTGAAATTGAGGATCAAGGTTATCCCTATGCTACAGGATATTCACGGTCTGCGATGATTGATGTAGCAAACGATTTGAGTGCTATTGTGAAACAAATGCGAGAGCAGGTGGACAGTTGAGAGAAGTGTCCACTTTTCTCCCCACGGGCATCGTTTCCGTGTATATTAAAAGAGTCAAAGGAACGCAACCATGACGATCACTCAAACCAAACCACAATTTCTGACTGAAGCACTCATTGAAGTGTTGAATAATGAGTGGAAAGTTCTTTCACTTGAAAATGGTCGTTCTGTTTATACTCAACTGGAGATTGAAGAGGGTCGCAAATATATCAAAGTTTGGTCTTATCTTGTCAGCGGTGGTGAGAGACTTAACGGACGTTCTTGCTGGATGTTCGTTGATAAGAACTCTGGCGAATGTTACAAACCTGCTAGTTACAAAGCACCTGCAAAAGGTGTCCGCTATCTGATCACTCAGTTGACAGATAATCCTCACATTTGTGATGCTTACGGTTCGTTTCTGTATCTCTGATGACTGAACTTTTTCCTGGAACTATCAACCAACTCAACAATCTTTCAATCCGTAAAATGACATTTACTGACCGACAATTAGAACTGATTGCTAATGCTGTTGAGGATTATGCTGTTTTGATTGATGAAGATGCTGCTGATGAATGTGGTGAAATTCTAGACATTATTGAAGCACACTTTTACAACAAAAATTTCAAAAAATGATTACTTCCAAAGCACACTTGCTCCGCATAATGAAAAATTGTGATGGAGCAGATACTCTCACAAGAGAAGAAAAGTTTCAAGTCTTTGTTAATGTCTGCGACAATATCTTAGCAGAAGGTAGAATTACCAAAGCAAATCACACTCGTTGGACTAACATTTTTTGATGATGACTTCCACCTACAAAGTTACATATTACAAACCAAATGTTGGTGGTAGTCGGTCAATGAATGTGCAGGCAGAGTATCACTCTGAGGCAGAAGATCTTGTGAGAGGTATGGTTCCCGGTGCGGACATTATTAACTCTCAAGAGGTTAAAAATGCAGGAGATTCAGCCACTTCCGCCATGGACATTGGTGGTTCTGCTGTAATTCTTGGTGCATTATTAGCAATCGGTGTTATTATTGCATACTGGCATATTGTATTGCCAGTTGCACTCATCATCGGCATTTTTTGGTACTTTATTAACAACAACTGATCATGATTGTCCTTACTTCTGAAAACCAAGGTTGTGCCTACTCCATTTGTAGTGAAGGCGCACTTTATTACACTCCAATGTATAAAGACGGATCTATCAATCTTGAGGATTGGAGTGAAGTTGACCTGATGAGTTTACTGGGTGAAGATGAGAACCTCCGTCTGGAAGTTGATCAGATTCATGAACAACTTATCGCAATGAGTAAAGTAATCGGGGAGTATTTTCAAAAATGAAATGGGAAGTTAAGTTGTATGTTGGTGGCAAAGTTTTCACTGAAGAAGTTTATGCCAGCAATTATCGTGACGCAAGAGAGACAGCCTGTGCTCGCAATCCTAAAGCAAAAGTGATTGGTGTCAACCCTATTATTGGAGGTTAAATGATGAACTTTCCCCGTTTCGGTATTATCACTGAGGATCGCTCTTCTGAGTTATTCACAGTTGAAACAGATTGGCACGAAGCAGTATTTCATTGTAAGGAAGATTATGATGAAATAGTATCATTTTGCAAGGAGCAAAATCTTACTTTGGATTACTTTTTGGAAGAGTTTGGTAGTATTGAAAATTACGAAGAATACTGCCTTAATTGATAACTTTGTTTTTTCCTGAATCGGGAGCGTTGCTGATGACCTAGCACCCGTCCCGAACCAAAATGCGAGAAAATCCATTGTTTATACTTTGAGAACCCTTGCCATCACTGGGGTTCTGTGAGTCTAGTCTGAGTCTCGTCACTCTGCCCCTGACTCTGCCCCTAGGTAGAGTCGCAAGAGACTCAAAGAGATTCTCCGTTTGGTATCAACCGATACCGCACGGGGTTTCGTGGTGCGGTATCTTATAGGAGTGGAGGGGAGACCCGTCCGCAACGCACCTTAACAATTGAATCCTATGCTGACTCCTGCTGAGGCATCCGCCGCAGTTTATGATGATCGTGAACTCGTTTTCGGCATCATGGACAAAATGGATGGTTTCGGACGCTGGAACTCTGATGACATTTGTTCTTTTATTTGCCAAGCATTAGAAGAAACAAATGTTACTTTGAAAGAAATGTCTCGCTTTAGTAAGCAGACAACCTGGCGTTTCTTCCGTATGTTGGAAGAAAACGGACATCTTATTTGAAGGGCGATTGCCCTTCTTTTGCCCTTCTTTTTTATATTATGAAACCCAAAGAGTTACAAAAGCACCTTAAAAATCTTGGTTTTGAAGTATACCGAGAGACAGGAAAGCACAGGATTTATGTTCATTCTGTGACCAGAAAAAAGTTATCAACTTCCAAAACTCCATCTGATCGTTATGCTTGGAAACAGGCACTTCGTGACATTGAAAGATACAAATTGGCAGGTTAATCCTGCCTTTTTTTATAATCAACAACCTTTGTGCCAGTTGGTCAAAGTGTCCACCATTCTCCCCATTGGCACCTAAAACCTGTATATTAAAAGAGTCAAAAGAAAACCACTCCATGGCAGTTCAAATCGCTAATCACTCTCACTACAAAATCGAGATTGATTTCCCTGAGTCGCCACAGCATCCCATCGTATACTTTCGCAAGTGTCGCAAATGCAAGACTCACATGGGCATGGAGAGGCAGCATGATCGTATTGTTAACGAGTCTTGCGATCAGTGGCGCGACTATGGTTTCCGCCGTCTCACCGTGTCCCGTGTGCCTGCCAATGAAGTGGCCACCTGGTGACCCATAGGGCGCCAGATGCCCTATAATTAATTCATACCAAACGATTCAACTCAAAATGCAACTCACAGCACAACACGGAAACATGGTTGTTGACTTCTACCCAGTCAAATATTCTGATGGAACTATCAGCGAGCGCCTAATGTATAAGACAGTTACATTCTGCGACAAAATGCAGTCTAAGTCTTACATCAACAAAGAATCGTTTGAGAAAGAGGTTGAGAGTCGTGTTGAGGGTTATAAGTATGAAG